CTTTATCACCTCTTGCTAAAAATACAATTTAATATATTCATTATATACACTAATCAATGATTTGTCAATGCAAAAACAAAATAAATATTTTTAAACAATGACTTGACAATTCAAATTAGAAAGTATATAATGTTGTTACAATGCAAAAAGGAGATGACATAATGATTTATACAGACAAAACGATCAAAAGAGAAACAGAACGTCAAGATGTTAAATGCTTGTACGAAGAACTTTTAAAAAATGCAACTAAGGAACAGAAAGAAAAAGCTATCATAGCCGCAACTGCATTTTTATTGGGCTCACATCAGAAATCAGCGTGAACACAGCGACTAAAAGCGAGGAGGTGAAAATATGAACAACACTATACTTATCAATCCAAAGACCGGGCAGGAATATGACGATGTTCCGCCGACCGTAGCGGCGAAGTATCTCGGGGTTGCTCTCAATTTTATTTATGAAGGTCTTAAGAAACAAAAGCTACCTATCGGCTCAGCATTGCAGAGTGACTCAGGTAGATGGACTTATAACATTCCGTGTGCACGGCTAAAAGCATATGCGCACGGAACGGATATAATTCAGACAGCATCTATGATTAAAAAATTATTTGCCGGAGCGGAAAGGAGTGCTTAATATGTTGTTTTCAGTCAATGAAGAAGTAGCATTAGAATCAGTCGATAGCACAATTGTAAAGTTGTGCAAATACATAGACAGAATCACACGTGATAAAACAGTAAGCGATTCAGCTGTTTCAGAGAACGTAGCAGCTCTTGCCAAATTAGTTGAATCAAGAACTAAGTTTTCTGTGAGTTAATAATGTTAATGTGGAGTATAGCTTGTTACGTGTAAAGGCAGGTGAATATAATGTCAAATCTTCTTAAAAAGCAATTTTCAAAGAAGCATATCATTGCGAACAATTAGCTTTTGAAGCACAATGCGAATATGACGATTGTTTTGACGACTTTAAACTTAAATGTATTGTTGATGATGAAGTTTTAAAAGCAAAGAAAGAAGAACAAATTGCTTGTTCGTCAGCGGCAGAAACACTTTTAAATTTCATTTCTAAAAACAGTTTATTCGACGAATACGAAAAATTTAAAATAAAGTGTTCCTGCGAGGGACACTTACATTAATTAATCTATTATTAATGTAAGATTACAATTGATGTGTTACAAATAGCGTGTTAATTGTGGAATCGTGGAAAACTGCAAGCGATTCAGCAGTTACTGAGAATACAACAGCTCAAAAATGCTGATTAAATCACTTACAGCGACTTGTTTGTTTGTCGTTGGAATTATCATTACAAGAGGAGCGTGAAAGAGTGAAAAATATTGATAATTTGATAGTTGATTTGTGTAAATACATTCACAAGCTATCGAAAGATAAATCAAAAGCGAATGAGCTTGCTGCTAACGTAAAAGCACTTGCTGAGCTGATTGAAACCCGAAATAAGTACGATAAGTGAGGTGATTTTATGGCAAGAGAAAAGCCACTGTATAGATTAACACTCGACAGACTTGACGAAAAATTCCCGGATAAAGATGTATTAAGTCAGAAAGAATTAGCTATTTATCTTGGAGTATCTACAAAGCATATACAGCGACACTGGAAAAAGAATCCGATGATAAACGGTTATGCAAAAACCGTTATTGCCTCTGTTATTGCAGGATAGGAGGCAAAAGAAATGCAAGTAATACATGTGAGAAAAAAAGACTGAGGCTTTGAAAGAAGCAAAAGAGCTCGCTTCTAAACTTGATAAAAACGCTGATGCAGATCTTGTGACAGCAAGTATATATTTCACAGAAGCTCAAAAGCAGCTTAGTGAATTTAAAAGACATGCTAATAAAATTGAAGTATCAGACTCAAACAGAGCATCAAGACTTAAAAAGCTTGCAATAGAGTATCTTACAGATTTTATAAACAGCTTAAATTAGTTAATAAGCTCCGCACAGTTTATTATATTTTTTATCTTTATTCTGACATTTTCCTCTTATCTTATATTACCTGAACAGGTGCGGCTGTTCAGGTTTTAGCTAATGAAAGGACATGATTTTATGAAATTTAAAAAGTTTCAAAGTCTTGCAAAAAATGCAGGACAAATCGAAATCATACAAATCAAGGAGTCGAAACTTCAGTTTTTAAATAATGGTTATACAGTTTATCCGGTTCATAAATTACCTGAGCTCAATAATGAAATGATTTTTGCATTGCTCGATATTGATGAAAAAAAACGTGATGATTATGCAATAACACGTGTAAATAATACTTCTTTAAACTACAATGACATAGACGAAACAGAAGAACCTGTTGTTAGTGCATCATTTACTATCAAATTTGCTAATCTCGATAATACAGTAAGACCTGTGTTTACGAGGCGTGGATTATACTACTATGACCCAAAATGGTTAGAACCTTTTGAAGGTGACTACGATTCTTTATTTATAAGATGTGACAATAATTTTGATAGTCAGCCTTATATAGCTGTAAAATCAGGTATATTTATTGTAGGATTCATTATATTGAGGAATCTAAACTTACAGCTTAAAATGTTTGCAAATAAAAGTAATGAAGATTTGCGAACACTTTGTTCAATGCTTGAGGTGATTGAATGAAACAGTATGAGGCTGACCAACAGCGAAAATTATTTCAATGGACAACCTTTATTAGAGCGGAATATCCAGAAGTGAATTTGATGTTCCACATCCCAAACGGAGGCAGTCGAAATAAACTTGAAGCGGCCAACCTAAAAAGGCAGGGAGTGAAGGCAGGCGTGCCTGACTTGTTTCTCCCTGTCAGCCGTGGCGGTTATCACGGTTTATTTATTGAGTTAAAATGTGGTAAGAACAAAACAACTGCAAAACAAAATGAATGGCTCAAAAATCTTAGTGAACAAGGCTACGCGGTTTCAGTTTGTTATGGTTGTAATGAAGCAATCAAAAAAATATTAAAGTATCTGAAATTAGGTGAAGTTTAATGAGTGAAAAAGAATACATAGAGCGTGATGTTTTGCTAAAGGCAGTTGATAGGCTTGTAAAATCAGCATCCACCGTCGATGTTGCTGAGGTAGTCCGTTGCAAGCATTGTAAACACTATGAATTTTTAAGCTCTTGCTATAGATACATTTGTAACGTATACGGCGGTTTTGTTAACGAAAGTGATTTTTGCAGTAGAGCAGAAAAGGACGACAACAATAATGATTGAAATTAAAGACCAATGAAAAAATGCTTTGGTGCGAGAATGGATTAGGAGAATAGCGATGAAAAATAAAAAGGAGAAATAATGATGAATACAGATAAAATTAAAACAATAGATGATATTGAATTAATTTCAAAGAAAATCATTGATGGAGAAATCGAAGTACTTGAACTTCAAAGCTTAGCTGTCTTAGATAGAATTTTAGTGCTCGAGTTTGCAAATATTTATAGTTTAATAAAAACAGGTATGCTAAGTCAAAAAACTGCTGCAATTTTAAAATATCAGTTTTTAAATGAATATAGGCAGTTTAAAACAGATTTTTATTTTATTAGTGCGATACATGAAAAGTGGATTGATAATGCAAATAAATTTTCTATTCTTATGTCGCGTCTTGCAAAAGAGTTAGGAGATACAAACGGACAAGATGATGCATTTGAACTTGCATTAGAAATTATTGATAATCTTACAAATGAAAATGTATATTTGAATCTTTATTATAAATCGTGTAATGACAAAATGAGCAAAGCCCATGCGCTTCGCGCAGGTAATAAAATAGTTGACAGTTTAATCAAGAAGTACGGAAGCAATGTACCATATGCACAGCAAATAGAAGCGTTTTATCGTATCACTAATAGAGATAAACTGAAACAGATGTGGGAACAACTTAATCCGGATGATTTTGGAAAACGTGCTCGACATTTACCACGAAAAGATGAAGAACTAAAAGGCTTTTGCTCAAGCTTAAACACAATTTATAATGACAAATCATAAAAACAATTTAAATAGCAAGCTCTGTACGCTGTTATATAAATTTTAATATGAAATCTTCTTTCAATAAAAAAAGGCAGGCACGACTGTCTTTTTTTTAAACTGCGGCGACCTGCCGCTTTGCAATCTTGCTATAACAATTAATTAAGTAGACGTTGACATAAAAGCGATGATAAAATAAAAGGTTATACTATGTACATATATAAAAGAACGATAAAGAGCAATCAGATGATTGAGATTGAGTATTATAAATCTTTCCGCAGAGTCGGTAAAAATTATGGCGGCCGCTCTCGCAATAAAAGCAAGTCTCCTCAAAAGCAAAAAATTGCAAATAAGCTCCGAGCAATTAAAGCAGCTCAGAGGATTATTAATTGCAACTGGGGCATCGGCGATTGGTGGTGCAGGTTCTCAGCTCAGTATGGTACATTTGAAACAGAACAGGATTTCAGGCGTTGTGTTTCAAATTGGTTCGTTCGCATAAAAAGGCGTTGCAAAAAGCAAGGTATTGATTTTAAATATTATGGCTTTATCGAATGTGGTAAGAGCGGAAAGAACTGGCATATTCACATCATTCTTAGCGATAAAATTCGTAGAATTGCGCAAGAATGCTGGCGGTACAAAAACGGAATGGATTTTAGACCTCTTTATGAGCAAGGCAATTTTGAAGCGTTGGCGACATACATACAAAAGGACAGCAATGGAGAAAAGCGAATGATGAGCAGTCGAAACCTTAAGCGACCGGAGGTTGAGGTTAGAGAAGCAGGAAAACGCGAAATCAGAAAACTTGAACGTGGAGAGACAATAAAAATCCCTAAGGGTTACTACATCAGCAAAGATGACGATAATTATAATTACAACGACCTCACAGGTGCAAGCTGGTATTTCAAACTACTGCCGCTTGAATACCGACGATATGAATGACGATACGAATTTTGTTAGGAGGAAAAATGCAACACGAAGCGATAGAACAAACAAAGCTATTTAACTGGATAACTTTTGCAAGAGCGGCAATACCTGAGCTTGATATGCTCTACCACATACCGAACGGAGGTTATCGCAACAAGCGTGAGGCGGCAAACCTCAAACGCCAAGGCGTAAGAGCAGGTGTGCCTGACTTATGCCTGCCCGTTGCACGTGGCAATTACCATGGATTGTACATAGAACTTAAATACGGTACGAACACTGTAACTGAAAATCAAAGGGAGTGGTTGAATAGACTGCAAGCGCAAGGCTATGCGGTTGCGATATGCTACGGCTGGGAGCAGGCAAAGCATGTGCTTGAAAAGTATTTAGCAATTTCAAAGGGGGAGAAAAATGCGTAAAGATAATTGTAGAGATTATGTTGTGGCAGCATTCAGGTTATATGCTCAAAGCGGCGAACCGAGCGTAGAACAAATCGAGTTAATGCAGTTGACTGCCGCCGAACGTCTTGACTTGCTTGCCGTTGCATCAACGATGGCAAGTCTTGATGATGATTGTAACAAAGCAGTAAGATATATTTATTTCTACAACCCGAGTGCGGGGCTGCATAAAGGTGAAATAAGCAAGCGTATAACAAAATTTGCATTAATCAATCATTGTGATGAATCGACTGTGTACCGTTTGCTCAAGTTTGCGCGCTGGATATGTGCACGAAATCGAGGACTTAATATTATTCTTTAAACGGCTATTATTCTGATTCAGAATGACAGTAGTAGCACTGCTTTTTGCTGTAAAATAATAATATGACAAACAAAAGAGTAACTCTCGATTGGATAAAAGATCTTGTTGAGAGCGGAGATATATCACAATTTTATAAAACAAAAACGTGGTGTGAACTCGCACGACGAAAACGCAAAGCAGAACACAACGAGTGTGAGCGTTGTCGCGAGCAAGGGCGACACTCTCCTTGTGAAGCCGTACATCACAAGAAATATCTTAAAAAGTATCCTGAGTTAGCTTTGGACTATGATAATTTAGAGTGTTTGTGTGCTGATTGTCATTATGACGAACATCACAAACGAGAACAGCTGAACGAGGAGCGTTGGTAAGAATTCACCCCCCGGGTGAAAAATCGAAAAAAAAATGCCCCAAAGGAGAACGGAGTAAGGCTCGACAATTCGCCCTCGCACGTGCGTGAGGAAATTTTTATGGAAAATGAAATCATAAAATTGAACAAAAAGCGTTATAGATTTCATATCATCGCCGAAAAAGCCAAAATTGAAACGCTGGACAAAGAATTACCGACAAACGAGGTCAGGAAATATGTATCAAACGGCGGCTTTAGCTCAATCGGCTTTGTAAAATTTATAGCCGACAGAACCAAAATTGACTCTTTGATTGTGTCAACGCTCAGAGTCGGCAGAAAACATTTGCAGGTGCTTGACGTACTCAAAGAGCAAGGACGGCTCGGCAATGTTATTTTTATCGTCGGAAGCGTAATGAAAAACGACAGCGACCTCGGTAAATCGTATAAATACTACGATGATTTGTTTGCGGTGTCCCCAAAAAACGGCTGGCAGGTCATTGTAAAAAACAATCACTCAAAGATTTTGCTGTTTGACACAGACAAAGGCAAATTTGTGATTGAGACAAGCTCAAATCTCAACGAAAATCCGAATTGCGAACAGTTTAGCTTTGAAAAAAACGAAGAACTGTACGAATTTTACAAAAAGTATTTTTTAGAAGGTGTTGCGAATGGCAAATAAAAAAGAAGTGCTCGAAAGCCTGCGAAGTCAGCTTGAAGAACGTGGCGTATCTGTCGCCGCTTTTGATGATCTTGTGGAAGACTATGGAAAACTTTGGGACATAAAAAACAAGCTTATCCGTGACATCAAAAAGCGGGGCGTCGTTTATGAAGATTTTTCGTCGGTTGGCGTTAAAATCCAAAAAAATAACCCCTCCACCAAAGAGCTGATGAACGTAGAGCGGCATATGCTTTTGATACTTGACAAGCTCGATTTGTCAACAAAAAATTGCGAAAGCGATATTGATGACGAATTGTAAAGCCATTGACGACTATATCAATCTTGTCAGGAGCGGCAAATATGCCGTTTGTAAAGAGCAAATACAGCTTTGCGATTTTGTCGAAAAAATTTTTGATAAAGAGCGGATTTACGTTGATGAAGAACAGCTTGAAAAATACTTTGCATTGCAAAAATATTTTGAGTACGAGCTTTTCCCTTGGGAAAAATTTTGCTTTGCACTACATAATTGCACCTACATAAGCCCCGGAGTTTTGCGTTTTCCCGATTTGCTGATTTTAGTAGGTCGAGGCGCAGGCAAAAACGGCTATTTGGCATTTGAGGACTTTGCATTGCTTACCCCGGCAAACGGCATTAAAAACTACGACATTGACATTTGTGCAACGTCGGAGGAACAGGCGCAAACAACGTTTGTAGACATTTATGAAACGTTGGAGCGGAACAGCAAAAAGATGCAGAAACATTTCCGCTGGACCAAAACCGAAATCATAAATTTAAAAACACGCTCACGTCTAAGATACAGGACGTCGAACAGCAAGACCAAAGACGGCGGACGTCCCGGCAAAGTCGACTTTGACGAAAAACACGCGTACGAAGATTACAAGATGATCAACGTGTTTAAAACGGGCTTTGGTAAAAAACCAATGCCGAGAACAACGTCAATTACTACAATGGGAGACGTCAGAGACGGCCCGCTTGATAACGAGCTTGAGGACGCTCTCGACATCTTGCAATTTAAGCTTGCCGATAACGGTTTACTGGCTTTTATTTGCCGTCTTGACGACAAAAAAGAGGTTGACGATCCGGAAAATTGGTACAAAGCTAACCCCTCATTGCAATATTTTCCCGAGCTGCAGCGCGAAATCAAAAAAGAGTATCACGATTGGAAGCGTGATAAGCTCGGAAATAATGCATTTATGACAAAAAGAATGAACATCCCACAGGGAACAACCGAAGTGCCCGTTACTGACTGGGAAAACATCTTGGCAACAAAAAAAGAAGTGCCCGACCTCAGCGGAAAAGCCTGCGTTTTTGGACTCGATTACACCAAAACTACAGACTTCCTAGGCGTCGGTTTGAAATTTATTTTTGACGACAAAATTTATTGGATAACACACACTTGGGTGTGCGAAAATTGCCGAGACTTGTCAAGGATTAAATATCCCGTAGCTGAGGCGGCAGAAAAAGGCTTGCTGACAATGGTACCGGGAGTGGAAATTCCTCCGGAAATCCCGGTTGAATGGCTCGCCGAGCAAAAAACAAAGTATAAAATTGTCGGCGGCGCATTGGATAATTACCGCTATACGCTGTTAAAAAAACCTTTGGAGAGCATCGGCTTTGATTGTGACAAGAGCGGCAACAACAATCTTAAGCTTGTCAGACCGTCGGATCTGATGAAAGTCGCACCAAAAATATCCTCTGACTTTGCGAATCAACGTATTATTTGGGGTAACAACTCATTAATGCGCTGGTATACAAACAACACTAAGGTGATATTTGATAAACACGGCAATATGATTTATGCCAAAATTGAGCCAAAGAGCCGTAAAACAGACGGATTTTTTGCATTTGCGGCATCGTACACACAGGACGAAATATTGTTAAAAAATCAGCCTGCGCCGCAGAAAGTGCAGAAAATGATGAAAGTTTACACATTTTAAAAAGACGGTGAAAAAATGAAGTTGATAGATTATTTGCGGTCGAGGTTTGGCAGCAAAAAAAACGCAATAACTCTCGAGGACATAGAGCGGTACTACTCACATCAGGCAAACGAATTTAATATTACCGAGCTTGCGCTCTACACGACGATAAATTTAATCGCCCGCAGTATAGCCAAAAGTGATTTTGTCACCGTCAAGAGCGGCAAAGAATATCACGGGGCGGAGTATTATGCCTGGAATTACCGCCCAAACCGCCACGAAACCAAAATTGAATTTATCACAAAATTTGTTTCGTCGCTAATTTTGCGAAACGAAGCATTAATTTTTGAAACCGCCGATGGACAAATGTTTGTCGCTGACGGCTTTAGCAAAACTAAGTATGCGGTTTTTGATGATAAATTTAGCAATATATCTGCGTTCGGATACAACTTTAACAAGACGTACACGAGCAGCGAGGTTATATATCTCAAATATAATAATTTTGCAGTTCAAAACTTGTTACAAAATATGGCTGTGACATATGAAGAACTTATGACATCTGCCTCTGACAGATATAACAAGTCTGTCGGTCACAAAGGTATTTTAAAAATCTCAAATATGGTAACGAACGACACAGATTTCCAGGAAAAATTCTCAGCACTGATGAACGACCGCTTTAGGACGTATTTTGAAGCCAAAAATGCGGTGTTGCCGTTGTTTGACGGCTATGATTATTCCGAACCGTCTACCGATGCTCAAAAATCAACAAACTCAGAAATAAACGATATTGAAAAACTCAAAAGTGAGATATTTGCAAACGTCGGCAATACTCTGCACGTCCCTCCGGCACTCATAGCCGGCACAGCCTCGCAATTGAGCGACTGTATGGACGCTTTTATCGGCAATGCGGTTGATCCGATTGCCAATATGCTTGAGCAAGCCATTACAAATGCCAAATACGGCGCAAGTGAGTATGTCAAAGGCAACTATATGCTCATTGATACAACTACGGTAAGGCATATAGACGCTATAAGCCAGGCTAACAACCTTGACAAGGCTATTGCAAGCGGCACACTGACACCTGCAAAGGCTCAGCGGTATTGCAATATGCTGCCTTGCTCCGAGGATTGGGCGAATAAATACTGGATGACTAAAAATTATCAAACCGCCGAGGTTGCATTGAGAGGGGGTGATGACTAATGCTGACAATAAAAAATTACAACGTCAAACAAATTGGCGAAGCAAAAACGCTTGAGCTCTATCTCTACGGCGAAATTATGGCGGATTATTACGATGTGTGGAGCGGCAAAATTGTTGAAAGTAAGACATCGGCGAACTACATCCGCAAATCAATCGACGAAGCGGGAGAAATTAACGCAATTAACGTGTATATAAACTCCTGCGGCGGCTCAGTCGCCGAGGGAAACGCAATATATAATATCCTCAAACGTCAGAACGTGCCTATCACGGTCTATGTAGACGCATTTGCGTACAGCGTAGCCTCTGTAATAGCTATGGCGGGTGACAAGGTCATAATGCCGTCAAACACCGTTATGATGATACATAACGCAATTATGGGCGCATACGGCAACGCCGCCGAACTCAGAAAGGCGGCAGATGACCTCGACGTAATGAACGAGGCAAGCTGCAACACCTATCTTGTTAAAACCGCAGGCAAAATTGACAAAGTGCAGTTGACTGAAATGCTTGATGCCGAAACATTTATGACTGCCGAAAAAGCTTTTGAACTTGGTTTTTGCGACGAAATCACAACCCCGGTTGACACAGCTTCTGCGCTTGAGGTCATTGAGCAAGCAAAACAGCTTAAAAATCCGTATGCAAAGCAAGCATATGAGCAGCTCAAGCAACCTACAATCGAAAAGAAGCCTTCATCACCTCCGGAACCACCTGCACATCAGACAAAAACTAACGGAAGCGACGGCGAAAATGACTTTATCGAAAATTTAAAAGAAGCATTTACAAAGATATTTATTTAAAAGGAGCAAAAAATGAAGAACAAAGACATTTTGGCAGAACAGAAAAAGACTTTTGCCGCAAACTTTCAAAAGGCTGTTGACAAAAAGGACGTTGACGGCGTAATGCAGTGCTTTGAAGAATACTCAAACAGCTTGCAGTCGATGCTCATCGAAACAGCGCAGGAATACGCGCAGACAAACGACAGTGCTATTCTCTCAGCTCGCGGAATCCGCCAGCTGACCGAGGAGGAAAAGGCATATTATGACGGACTTGCAAAAGCTCTCAGCTCAGCAAATCCAAAACAGGCACTCACGGACGCCGCCTTGACAATCCCGACAACCGTAATTGATACGGTTATGGAGGATATTACAAGAGAGCACCCATTACTTAATGCCATTGATTTCCAAAACACAAGCGGTGCACTCAAGTGGATTTATGCCGATGGCAGTATGCCGCTTGCCGCTTGGGGCGCACTTAACAGTGAGATTACAAAAGAGATCACAAAGGCGTTTCATTCCGTTGATTTCTCCGCCTGCAAGCTCTCGGCGTTTATCCCCGTGCCCAAGGATATGCTCAAGCTCGGCGCACAGTACCTTGACAGTTATATCAGAGCGCTGCTTGCCGAAGCTATTGCGTGCGAACTTGAAAAAGGTATCGTAAAAGGCACTGGCAAAAACGAGCCTATCGGTATGCTCAAGGACCTTAACGGCTCGGTCGTACAGGGCGTTTATCCCGACAAGACCGCCGTTAAAATGACGTCTTTTGCAGTTGACAAATACTGCGAGATTGTCGCAAAGCTTGCCGATAACGGTGACGGCACATACAGGACTATTAACGAGGTTGCGCTCATTTGCAATCCAAAAGATTATTTGCTCAAAATCTGCCCGGCAACGACGGTGCTTGCAACAAACGGTACATACATCAACGGTGTATTTCCATTTCCGACAGCCGTTTATCAGACGGAGGCGTTGTCGGAGGGCGAGGCTATTATCGGCTTGCCTAAAAAGTACCTTGCTTGCATTGCAGGCGGCAACAAGAGCGGCGATATTACATACAGCGATGACGCTCAATTTTTGGAGGACAATCGTGTCTACGTAACAAAGCTGCACGGTACAGGCCGTCCAAAGGACAACACCGCATTTGTTAAGCTCGACATCAGCAAGCTTGAGGCGCTCAAGCTCCGTGTGACTGTTGAGCAGGAGGGCGGCTCAACAACCACCTCAACAACCGGTGGCACAGACAGCGGCAAAACAGGCAGCTAAAAGAGTAGTGAGGTGCAAAAATGACACTGTTGGACGACGTAAAAACGATGCTTGACATCAATCCTAACTCGACGAGTGAGGATAACAAACTTAATATTATAATTGCCAACGGCAAGCAGCACCTCACATCTTTCAACCCGCTGCTTACGGCGGCAAATTTTGAAGCCCCTACAAGGGCAAGGACGTTACTGTTTGCTTACTGCCGATATGCGTATAGCAACGCTACAGAGGCGTTTGACACCGACTGGCAGGATGAAATTTTAGCCTTGCGGCAGGAATACGAAGTCACCGAATACAAGAGGAGAACAATTTGCAATGAGAATCAAGACACCGATTGAGTTTATGGCGTTTAACGACGGCGTAGTCGATTTTTACGAAACGGATGAAAACGACGAAATCATATCAAACACACAACTTCAAAGCCGTTTTCACGCAAAAAAAATTGGCGTAAATCGTTATTATGCCGCACGCTCAAACGATATTGAGTTGTCAAAGCTTATTGCAATCCACCGTAACGACTGTATTACGACTGCATTTGCGGCGGTTATTGACAAAACCCGCTACAAAATTGAGCAAATCTCAACCAACACAAGCACAAATCCTCCGACAACGGAGCTTAGCTTGTCACAGCGTGGCTTATATGAGGGAGCGGCTGACAATGATTAAAAACTTTGCAAAATTTAAAGAACTTGCACAATCCTCGAAAATCCCATGCAAAGAAGCCGAATACAGTAAATCGGTGAATCCTCCGTTTGCGGCTTATTTTAGAGCGGAAGAGCGGGGGATTTATGCCGACAGCCAACTCATTGAAACTATCGTGACAGTAATGATTGAGCTTTACACAGCGAAAGCTGACGAAAAATCTGAAAGAGCTTTTGAAAAATGGTTAGCTGACAATGAAATCCCGGCAAAAAAGACAAGGCGAACATGGATTACCGAGGAAAAATTTTACTGCACAATCTACGAAGCGGAGATGATTGAGTTTGACTGAACTTACAATCAGCACCGCCAAAGTCGATTCAGCAATAAAAGAAATTTTAACTGAATATGCTGCTAATGTGCAGGACGTTGTTGTGACCCAAACTGATAAAGCTGCAAAAGAGCTAAAGACACTTATACAGTCTTCTGCGCCAAAAAGGACTCAAAAATATAGTCGTAGTTGGCGTATAAAACTCACTGAAGACACGTCATTCAGATACTCTAAGACTGTTTATTCGAATAAGGAGTACCCGTTGACGCATCTGCTTGAGAATGGGCACGCCCTGCGCCGAGGCGGCAGAGCGATTGGAAAAGTAAAAGCTTACAAGCACATTGCACCGTCGTTCGAAGAAATACAAAAATCATACGTTAAGAATATTCAAGAAGAAATAATAAAATTATTATAAGGAGATATATGTATGAATAAAACAATAGCAAAGATCGGCTATGCGCTGATAACTTCAACCGCTGAAGAATCGTACAAATACGATCCTGTAACGTACTTGGAAACAAAAACAGCTGGTGGACGAAAAGTAACCGCATCGCCAAAGGGCGACAGTAAAGACATTTATGCGGATGGTGTTGTCGCCGTATCAATGAACAAAAACTCGGGATACGAGATAGACGTTGAAACGCTTGCCATTATAGACAAAGTTGAAAAAGCGTGGCTCGGCTGCGGAATCATGGAGGATGGTTCGGTCATCGAAATTGACGACGGAAAAGAACTGCCAAGGATGGCGCTTGTCATTGCACAAGAGCGATACAACGCAGCAACTAAGTACGAAGTAGATGTCTATTATAACGCAATCGTCACAACACGTCCGAACCGAAACGGAAAAACGGCTGAGGGCAGCGTTGCAGACCCCGACTTCCCGACGTACAAATTTACAGCAACCCCACGAGACGACAACAAATTGATTCGTCAAACATTCTATGTTGATACACTACCAACAACAATCAAAACACCGTCCGCTGCTGAAATTGCAAAAGCACTTGGAGCAGAAACCGCATCCGACTCTATTGGCTCATAATGGATAGAACGGTCAAAATAGACGGTCGCTCAATAAGATTAAAAGCCTCTGCCCTAACTCTCCTCATATATGAGGACAGATTTAAAGGGCGGCGGCTTTTACAAGATATGAGCGAAATTGTAAAAATCACAGATGCAGACGATGCTCCTTTGTCGGTATACGCTCGAATCTTATGGGCAGTAGCAAAAACAGCGGATGATACTTTGCCTGATATATATGAATGGACTAAGGATTTCAGCATATCGGGTATTATGCAAGCGTCAAAAACTGCATATGAACTTGTATGTAACTCGTTTAATACCCCAAAAAAAGCGAAAGCGACGGCAATTCGCAAGGGCATGCGTCGGCTTATGACATTCTGTCAATCGCATTAAAAAGCGGTTTGACCGTCGCTGATTTCAACATATTATCAATCGGTTTTGTAGTTGAGTTTTGTTTGGAGCGGTTAAACTCAGATACAAACAAAAAATCAGACGAAGAAAAGTATTTAAAATTCAAAGAAATTCTACCGCTTGTCGAAGAACGACACGAAGACGGCGAAATATCAGAATCGGAATATACAGACTTTATAAAAAAATATCAGAGTTTGGAGGGTCAATATGGCTGGGACTATTAAAGGAATCACGGTTGAAATCGGAGGCGAAACAGTTGATTTGAAAAAGTCGATAGACGACGTTGTAAAAAAATCAAAAGATTTACAAAAAGAGCTTAAAGACGTTGACAAGCAGCTTAAATTTGACCCTTCAAATACTGTTTTACTTGCTCAAAAACAAGAATTACTTGAAGAAAAAATAGGAGCAACAAAAGAAGAACTTAAACGCTTAAAAAGCGTGCAGGACCAAGTTGAAGGTCAAGCTAAAACTGGAGACATCAGCGCAGAAAAATATAGAAAATATCAGCGTGAAATTGAAACTACAAAAGGCGTGCTCAAAAACTATGAAAAGCAATTAGACAAATGTAAAACAGCGCAAGAAGAAACGGCAACATCGGCGAACAATACAGATTTATCAAAATATAAAAAAGAAGTTGACGGCGTGAAAGACTCAGCAGAAAAGCTGAAAGACACGCTTAAAAATACAGCAACAGACATTGGGGTCGGACTTGGTGCGGCAGGAACTGCGGCACTGGGCGCAGTAAAATCATATGATTCTAATAAATCAGCACTCAACTCTTTACAAGCACAAGCGGGACTGACTGCTGATGAAATGATTAAGTATAAAGATGTACTTGAAGATATTTATAAAAATAATTTTGGCGAAAGTCAAGAAGAAGTCGCAAATGTTCTTGCTTTAATAAAACAAACTACGAACGAAACAGACGCAAATAAATTAAAAGAGATGACAGAAAATCTCTTTACTTTATCGGACACTTTTGGATATGACTTTACTGAAACCTTGAGAGCAGTAAACATGCTGATGGAACAATTTGGCATTAATGGAGAAGAAGCATTTAATTTGATTGTCCAGGGCACACAAAAAGGTCTAAACAAAAATGGCGATCTACTTGACACAGTTAACGAGTACGCTGTGCACTATAAACAGTTAGGTTATAACGCAGAACAATTCTTTAATTCACTTGAAAATGGCTCAAAAGCAGGCACTTTTAGCATTGACAAACTTGGCGATGCAATGAAAGAATTTGGAATCAGAACAAAGGATACTGCAACAAGCACTCAAGAAGGTTTTTCACTTCTCGGATACGGCGCAGAGGCATCAGCTGAAGATATTTCAAAAGCTAAGGACGAAGTTAAAAAACTTGAGAAAAATTTATATTATGCTAAAGAAGAACAGAAAAATTTTAATAGTTCGACAAGCGAATTAACTAAGCAAAAAAACGCTGACAAAATTGCTGAGTATTCTGATTCTTTAGAAGCAGCTAAAGAAAAACTTCAAAATCTCGAATCGGCGGGAAAGGGCACAAAAGGCAGTATTGAAGATTTACAAGCCCGATTTTCGGCTGGTGGGGAAAGTGCCAGATCTGCAACAGATGAGGTACTGCAAGCTTTATTTGAAATGGACGATAAGGTTAAACAAAATCAAGCAGGGGTTGACCTTTTCGGAACAATGTGGGAAGACTTGGGAATCGACGGTGTCAAAGCACTTATGGATGTCCAAGGAGAAGCTGATAAAACTACTGATTCAATGAATCAAATTAAAGATATCATGTATGACGATGTTGGAAATGACATCAGTACACTTGGTAGAACTATACAAACAGATATCATTAATCCGCTTGTTGAAGATGCTTATCCTGACATAAAAGACGGAATAGAATGGGTATCCAAAAATCTTGATAAGGTTATTCCGATAATACAAGGAATTGCACGTGAAGCAGGAATTGCGTGGAGTGCTAAAAAGATAAATGATATAGTAAATGGTGTTATCGACTTATATAAATCGTATAGAACACTTAAAACAGCTACCGATGCTGCAAAAGTATCCCAAACAGCATTAAATGCTGCACAAAGCACAAATGCAATTGGGCTAATAATTACTGCTGTTGCAACGTTAGGAAACGTTCTGTATACGCTCTATGACGCTAACAAAAATGCAGAGGACTCAACAGATGCACTTAAAGAAAAGCAAGAAAAAGCTCGGGAAAAAATCGACGACTTAAAAAAATCTTATACAGATTTTGTGGACACAAAAAATCAAAAGTTATCGGATAATACATCGGAATTTCAATACTATTATGATTTAAACGAAGAACTCGGAAAAATTGTTGACAAAAACGGAAAAGTCCTTGAAGGATACGAGGATCGAGCAGAGTTCATCGTCGGGGTAATGAAAGAGAAAACTGGACTTGAAATTGAATATAATGATGGCGTCATAACATCATATCAAAATTTAAAAACTGAAATCGAAAACTATCTAAAAGCAAAAGAAGCCGAAGCAGCGTTATCTGCAATTGAGTCAAGTTATACAGAAGCAACACAAAAACGAACACAGGCTACTATCGATGCAGCAACAGCATATAACGATTTGATCGACAAGCAAGAGAAATTAGAAAAAAGAAAAAATGATTTGTCAGAAGCTCAAAATATTGATATTAATGATAAAGATGAAGTAACAGCATGGTATCGAAAAGCGTACGGTCTTACTAAAAATCAATCCGTCGATTTTTTTACGGCTCGTACAGGTTTATTTGGATATTTGGCTAATACCCAAACCGACATAAAAAATCTTGAAAGCGAGGTAGACGACTCTAAAGAAACATATATAAATTTATCAAACACTGTATCAGAATACAGTCGAACTATTACTTATTATGAAGATTTAGCTGCCGCAGTCGCTTCGAAAGACACAGACAAAATCAGTGAAGCTTTGGACACGCTTAACAAGAATTTTATTACAGCGGGAAATGGCACAGAAGATGAATTAAGGAATCAGAAAGACAAGCTCGGGAAAAATTTATCTGAACTTAGAGAAGCTCTAAAAAGCGGAGCTGACGGAGTAAATCAAGATATGGTCGATAACGCCGAGAAACTTTATAATGACGCTTGTAACGAATATGATAAGTTTATAAAAAATAACGGAAAACTATCAGCAAAAGTTGAAAAGCAAGCATCTGACAATGCGAATACAGCTGCCGAAAAGCGCGCAAAAATATTGCGAGAAAATGCAAAAAGTTTGAGAGAACAATATAAAAACGGTGTGCCGGGAGTTGGTATCTTACAGGTGACTGCCGCCGAAGAGGCTGCTGACCTCGCAGAGAAAGAACTGAAAAAAGTTGAAGGCATTACAGATAAACATAACAAAAGTCAAAAAGAAAAAACCAAAAAAGCCGTCAGTGATGTAAACAATGAAGCTGGGAAGATTAATGTCAGCGGAGCGGTCAAAAACGATATGAGCAGTGCCGTCGACAACATGAATGTAAAAGGAGACGAGCTGAGCGGAACTATGACGATCGTCACTGGCAATACCCGGAATGCCGCCAAGGTCGGCGGATGGTCGTGGATAGGTTCAACATGGATAGGCAGTATTATAGACGGCATATTCGGAAGAAACAAGGACGTTGAAAACGCCGGAGAAGGAGCGGCAAACCAAGCGAAAGACGGTGCAGGCAAAGTTTCGCTGTTTGCGAAAGGTTTTAATCTCATCAGCAGTTTTATAAACGGCATATTTGGGCGGAATGAAGACGCTGCCAATGCAGGAGAAGAATCAGCTAATCAAGCCAAAAGCGGCGCAGGCAAGGTCTCAGCATTCGACGACGGAAACAATTTTGTACAAGGCTTTGTGAACGGTATAAAAAACGGAAATGCATTTGAGCTTATCGTAAGCGCAGCCGAGTCTGTTGCATCAACAGCTTGGAACGCTTTGCGTAAATTTTTGGGCATTGCAAGTCCGGCTAAGCTTACTATCGAAGACGGCGGATATTTTTCTGAGGGCTTTTCACTAGGTATAAATAAAAAATCAAAACTTGCTATTGAAAGTGCTCAAAATTTAGCTAAAAATACACACAAAGCACTGCAAACAACGAATTTTAACATTAACGACGCAGCCAAAAATGTTGAAAATATGATTGGAGTATCGAAAAATTCAATAAACAATAATTCAACTTCAATAAACAAAAATTTGACGGTTTTCCCGAAAATCAACGTTGAAATTAAGCAAACGCCGTCTTCAAAAAGCATTGACGGTAGAGCGTTGGGACAACAAATTTCTAAAGAAATCACACACACGCTAATTCAAAATGAAATGAAGTGGGGAAAATTATGAGAGATATATTTTTTAACGGTGAAAGCTTGCTTGAACAGGGCTTTGCATTAAAGTCATTTCCAGTTTACAAAACCGCCGAACCTGAGTTAGAATTTGTAGGGCTGCCTGGGTGTGATGGAGATGATGTTATCTCTAATTTCAGATATAAAAACGTTGAGGAATCAATTGAAATAAATTCGATTCCTCACAGCGTATTTTTAGCTGAAAACACGTTTCAGCTTGTAATGGCTTTAAAAAACTGGCTTGTATATTCAGACGGACAATATAAAGAGTATCGAGACAGTATTTTTCCTGGATATTTCACGAAAGCAATTTGCACTTCCATCGGAGAAATTCAGACTTGTGGTTTTGCAAAATTAATCGAAACAACGTTGCTGTTTAATCGAGTTCCTTGGTGGTATAGCGACTTAGGAAATCAACCGTATATCATTAATGAATTGAATAAGCAAATCTCAATCAACAACCCTGAAAAATATTCATCTTTACCGCTGATAATTTTTCAAGGTGCAGGTAACGTTAATCTTGTCATAAATAACATAAGCTTCTCAATTAAAGATATAAGCAATGTTGGGAATTATTTGAAAATAGACGGAGAAACAGGGAATTGTACAGATATCGATGGAAATTCTCTGGATACTAAAGTTAATTTCGATTATCCCCCGATTTTTAAAAGTGGTTCGAACACAATAAAAGCTGTTTATGGAGGTGGCACTCCGGAATCGGCATTAAAACAAATTACAATTATTCCACGTTGGAGGCGACTATGATACCAAGACTTTTTGACGGAGCTAAAACAGGAATTGAACGTACAGGTAATGGATATGGTTTCTTTAGTACGTGTTCGCAGTGTAGTGTCACTGAAGAAAGAAATGGAGAATACTTTTTAGAGATGACTTTATCAATTAATGATAATTTAGCTAAAAAAGTTGTCCCAAACATGTGGATTCTTGCGAAAGCGAACAACGAAGATCCAGCACAATTTTTCGAAATCTATAACGTTGAAAGAAATAACAATATTCTAACTGTGAAAGCAAATCATATAAAATACTTATATTATCAAAATGGTTTCGGAAATAAGAACGAAGAAGATTTAAAAAAAGGATATATATATGGAAATACAACTCTCTGCGGTACTCCGTCAGAAATCATGGATAGGATAATTTCTGAATATCTTTTCTTTGTTCCACCTTTTAAATTTTCATCTGATATAAAATCTTCAAATAGCATAAATTTACAAAATTTTTTTAGTGATAATCTCGGAAACTTTATGTCAAACACGGATGGAGGAATGCTTGATATATTTGACGGAGAATATCATTATAATAATTTTAATATCGAATTATTAAAAGCACGTGGAAACACAACAAATCAATTCATTAGATATGGTTATAATTTGGGAGATTTTTCACAATCAATATCTAACTGTGATTGCTACACACACGTTGTTGCATTCGCAGAGGTAAAAAAAATGAAAATAAGTTCTAATGTTGTATGTGAAGATAACCCAATTGAAATACACGGCTTTCCTGTTCAATGTGTTGATTCTTATAATTGCTTTGAAAAAATAAAATTTATTGATTCAAACGAATTTATAAAAAATTACTGGGATAGTTCAAAATTCAAATATGCTGAAGCAACAATCGGTCCGCAGGGAGAAAATTATGAGACGCTTGTTGATTATTTAACACAAGCAGCAGAAAATTATGTTGATTTAAACAAACATAATAAACTTGCAACTGTGAATTTTGATATTACAAATGAACAAGAATTACAGTCGATGCAGAAATTGAAACTCTGTGATAAAGTAAAAGTCGTTTTTGGTGATGGAACGTTTGTTGAAAGTCAAATAACAGAAGTGACATATAATTCACTAACAGAAAAATACAATAAGATGCATGTCGGTGAAAGAACTATCTCACTTGCTGATTTTATTTTAAAAAAGCGGAGGTAAAAAATGATAAACAACACAATTCTGAAAATCGATGTAAATAATACAAACGGCTATCAAAAAGTTATTGCAATTGAGCACGAAAATGATAAAAATGTACGATTTATTGAAGTTGAATGTTATAGCAGCGGCGAAAAAATTATTTTCAATGACAGTGCAATTGCAAAAGCTGCATTTATAATTGATGATGTTTTGATTGACGATTCTGTTTCTTGCGAAATTAATTCTGATAAATCGACTATATTGATACCAATTGACAACGGTTCGATTAAATCAAAAAGTGGTATATTAGGAATCGAAGTTTCAATCATTGATGGAGATACAATCTTAACACTACCAGTCGCATTAAAAGTGCGTATCAAAAGTTCAGTTTTAAATAACGCACAAGTCACAGAAAATTCAAAAGGCACGGTCGCTGAAACGATTCAGGATATTTTTAAAGCAAAAGGCAATTTTGAAAATCTTAGTGCAAAATTAGATAATCTTTCTTTAAACTATATAACTGCTGAACAATTTGGTGCAAAAGGCGATGGAATAACTGATGATACAGCAGCACTTCAGGCGATGTTTGATTATGCTTCTAAAAATAATTGTGCAATCTCTCTATCAGCCAACAAAATTTATATTATTTCTAATACACTGAGATACGACACAGCTAACGCAAACTTCGATGGAAATTGGGCAACAATCAAAGTTGTTGATGATTGTCCAAAACGTGAGGAATCATATTTTATTAGTCAAGATCAACAAATCAAAGAGCAAGAAATCGAAGGAAAATGGAGTTTAAATTCTTTAATCACAATTAATATCACTTCTGGCGAAAATGCAAGATATAATATGGGAACTTTTAAGCAGTTAATCGTTGATTGTAATTGCGGTCAAGCCAAGCACGCTATTAAAATTGAAAACGAAGGAAAAACCAACTATGCACACATAATGGTCAAAAATCCTGCATTGTACGGTATTCGTTCTTATGGTGGAAATGAGGCGACATTCAGTTATATTCACGGCTGCCGCAGTGGAGTATCAGAATTATCATCAAAATTAATTACAAAAGGCTGGCTTTCAATAGATCAAAGACTGCATTCAACAATGTTGTATCTCGGTTGCGCTGATACGTATGTTAGTGATTGCGTCGCTGTCGATTTTGAAAATGGTTTTCTTACTGGTGCATCAGATAATCATTTTAATAAATGCCACGCTTGGTGTTCAAATAAGAACATAATGCAATGTTCAGCTTCGTTTATAATTTGGGGTGGTGCTGCAACATTTATTCAATGTACAGTTGATAGCACAAAGTTTGGATACAAATTTTATAATCGAGGTTGTGCGACAGTTGTAGGGGGAATGAGTGCATATAATGATATTTATAAGAAAAATATAGAAAATTTTGGTGTTCCAACTTTATTTTATTTTGAAAAGGAATCAACATATAAGTCAGAATTAGTAGGTTTGAACACTATTATTTCATCAAGTAGTTTTAAAACGGTCGAGGGGTTGAGTTGCAACTTTGATAATCTCACTGATGAAAACGATAACAAATTAAGTATTGATTATAAGCCGGAGGGTGAGTTTGAAAGTGTTCATGTCATTGAACTTTCTGATACATACTCAAAATCTGAAATTGATGCAGAGCTTGCGAAAAAAATCAACGAAGAAGATGTTTATACTACCGAAGAGGCCGACGATCATTTTCAGAGAATTTTGACAGCGGGCGATAATATAAAAATTGACGATAACAAGCAGGGCAAAATTACAATCTCGGCAGATTTAAGCAAAAAATACGATGCCGCAAACGTTGAATCGGGCAGCGGAGATTTGTCT